TGAATATGGTGCGTCAGCTTGTTGATTCTTTCCTGCACGCCCTTGGACGCGTAGGCGTCCATTTCTTTGCGCTGCTGTTCAAGCTCATCATCTGAAATAGGCGGTAGCGGCTGCTTACCTTGGTCCTCTTCAGGAGTGTCGTCAACGATGTCAATCTCGAATTCTTCGTTTTCAAGTTCGTCGTTATTGATGCCCATTGTCTATCTCCTTAATAGGCTCTGTTGATACCACGAGGGTCAGATACCGTTGCCAGCACCATGTCGTCATGGATCAGAACAAATTCTTCTCCATCTACGGTAAAGCGTTGGCCTCGGTACGCACCAATAAGAATGAAGTCTCCTTTCTTGCACCAAGGGCCAGTCGGGAAACGAGATGAATCTGAATACGCCATATCACCCAGTTCAAGAACAAGACCTACGACCGATCCTGTTTCTTCCTTTCGGATGAATTCTTGCGGCTTTAGGATACCGCCTTCAGTCTTGTCCTCAATCTTGGGTTTAATGACTAGGATCTGATAGCCGACTGGATTAGGTAGACGAGAAGCTAACTCTTCCCCTTTCTCCAGTGTCTTATCAGTGTCGATATTCGTTAATGACATCGTTAACTCCACAAGCACCACCTTTATGGCTAAGTTATCTCTAGGCGTGGCGTATTCCTAGAGCTTAGATTGAAGTCTAGTCGTCGAGCTCCGACGCGATCTCCCAGTTACGCATCATGCTGTCGAGTTCATTCTTGGCGATCTTAAGTCCTCGAATCACACCGCAAACCTCGCGATATTCCTCAAAGGTCTTGGCGCCACCTTGAGAGATGGCCTTCTCGTGCATCTGAATCTGGTCGCCTATCCACGCGGACAGGCGGTCCCCATGGGACCGCTCCTCGCTCATTTCTTACTCCCCGGGAACTTGCCCGGAGCCGGAGGTGGCGGCGGATTCATCTTACGGTCAATGATCTCAGCGGCCTTAAGCTGGTGAACCGAGTCGTCCTTGGCTGCCTGCAGTCCGAACTTGGCCTCGTTGTTCATCCGTGCAATCTCAATCTGCGCCTGAATCTTGGCCTGCTCAATCTGCATCTTGTTCTGAACTTCCTGAGCCTTGATCTGAAGCTCCTGCTGAGCCTGCTGGAACAGAGGATCCTGTTGCTGTTGCTGGGCTGCAGCCTGCTGCGCCTGTGCGGCATGAGCTTGACTGACTTGTGAGGCGGCCTGTGCCAGCAGGGGTCCAACTTGTTGCTCCATCTCTGGAGGAAGCTTCTCGCCCGGTGGCGGCAGGGGCATGCCCAGCTGCTGCTCGATCTGTTGCCGGTACTGGAAGCCGTAGTGCTCCATGAGGTGGGCTTGGAACGCCTGCATGACTGACTGAGCCTGAGGGTTGTTCTGCATCATCTGAGCCGTGTTCGGGTCGTTGATAAACGCCTGATGGACCGCAATGTGCGCCTCGTGGTTCTGCTCGATGAAAGCCTTGGCCGGTTTGCCCTTGATGACCTCCATGTTCTCGCTGACCGGATCCGTCGGCTTCAGTGCATCCTCAGTCTCGATGATCTTGTCAACGTCCTTGATGCCCATGACCCGAAGCATCTGCTTGTGCAGAATAGGAAGATTGTAAATCTGGGGCGCCATCTGAGACAGCTGAATTGCTGACTGGTACTGGATAATCCGCTGCGCCATGGTGGACGAATTGGGGTCCGATACCGGCACGATGTCCGTCTGTTCATAATCCGACCGCTTGGCTGCGTAGGTCGGGACGCCTGTGGTTTCTGTCGGGTAGCTGTAGTACGGCGCCGTGTATTCCTTGATGAGGTCCGCAATGAGCTTGAACTCCTGCGACATGGACACATGGTTGCGGGCCTGAATAGCCGACATGACCTTGAGCGTGCGCTCGAGAATGGCCAAGGTGGTACCCACCGGAGCCTCTCCATTCATGTCCGAAATCTTTACGTCCGCGGTAGCCGCCAGCCGGCGTCCTTCCTCGACCACTTCCTGCAACAGGGCTGCCAGAGTCTGAGAAGGCTCCTTGTACGGCAAGGGCATCAGGTTGTCCCTGAGCGTGCCCGACGCGATGTCCACGTCTCTCCACTCACCCGGCATGATCGGCGTATCGTCACCCTTGACGCGGAGACCGTTGGTCTTGAGCCCGCCCGGAAGGTTCGAAAGAGTCCCTGCATCCACCAGCTGACGCAGAATGGACGTGGAAGCCGAAGCAAAATTACCCAGAAGATGGATCAGACCGAAGCCGTAGAACCCGAACCCGGGGATGTAGGTGTAGTGGACGATATGCTGTAGCGGCTTTTTCTTTTTATCGTCCTCGGCCCAGTTGCGCCGAATGGACAGAATATCGCCTGAACTCTCCAGCATGGTGACGATGTACGGCACCGCAATGTCGTTCTCTGCCTCTCCGTAGGAGTCGTCCTCGATCACGAGGTAGGTGTGCATCTCCAGCAGCGTATAGCGGTCATCGTTGACCGGGCTCAGCCCCTCGGCTGAGTCAATACGCTTTTTTACCGGAGAGACCGACTTCGACGGCTCACCCAGAGAGATGTCTTTATAGAACCCCGCGACCTGCAGCTTGCGGATCTCGTTCTTGGTTTTACGCATCACATGAGTGATCCGCGGCGAGGTCATCAGATCAGACGCCCCATAGGGCACCACAATATCTTCCGCCGGAACAAACACGGACGTAGGCCGCCCGAGGCTGTCGTCGTAGTAGACTTTTTTGAACGCCGACCCGAACAGAGACTCTGACCACAGCATGCGCTCGTGCTCAGGCCTGAATTCCGTCATTTTCTCCGTAAGGTGGTAGTTCATATCGTCCACCACTCTTTGAGCCGCCTCCTCTATCTCAGGCGTCGTAGCGCCCACAATTTTGGCCTTCACAGGACCCATTGCCGGGAAAGTCTCGGAAATCATCTCCGACTGGAACCGAATGGCTGCTTCCGTCAGCAGAGGGTGATACACCCCACAGGCCCCGTTCCACGGCTCGGCACGATCCTCCATCTTGAGACCCAACAGGTCCAGACCGTCCTCAATGGTCTTCTCCCAGTCGCTACGCGACGCACGGTCGTTGCCATAGTCCTCGGTAAGGTCTGAGGAAAGAGAGGCGAGGAACGAGTCCTCCAACGTCTCTGCAAGATTGGCGTCGAACGCCGGCTCCGTCAACTCACTGAGAATGTCCATGGCCTGCCCGATCGCATCGGCGGGGTCGGTACCCGGATCCGCCTCAATCTCGATCTCAAGGTCTGCAGCATCCAGCGGATTGGCTGAGGAAAGAGGGCTTACAGGCTGCGGAGGAGCCATCGGTTTATCTATCATCGTTCAGAACCTCTTCCAATTTCTGTTGGTAGTGCCGCGCCTTGCTGGCGTCTTCAAGGGGATCTCCCTTACTGCCTGCGCGCATTGCGTATTTGATGTAATTACCTTTCAGGAACCCAATAAACTCTTCACGGGTCAGCACAACTTCCATCACGTCCCACGGTTGAATGGGCATTGACTTATAGTGGGTACCACCGACCTGCCTTTCGTCCGCTGGAAGTTGTTCCATAAACATCAATAGTACCTCGCTTTCTGCACTTTATACCGAATTTCGTCTTCCCATGAGTCTTGTTTGTCCAATTTCGTGGAAACGAAGCCTCCTTTGCGGAAACGAGAGATCGCCTGCGACGTGGTGTCCACATAGTCGTCGTAACGCCCTGCGGGGAACGACGCAATTTCTTCGATAACCTCATCCGCCCACCTTCGGCTGGGAGCCCATACTCTACCAGACGAAAAGATGTCTGCAACGGCGTTTAAACGCGCAATTTTATCGTTCGACACACCCGTAGCGCCCCTGACGGGGGTGAATTCCTGCACTGGAATGCCCATTCTTCGAAATTCGAAGATGAGTGGGGCACCAGAGGCCTTCTTTTCGATAATCACCGAGTCAGGCTCGTGCTCTAGGTAGAGGTCTAGGGCTTTTTGCTTCAGATCCGGGAATTCCAGCTTCGCTCGGTAGGCATCCAGCAGAATGATATGGGCATTATCGTGGTCTTCGTGGTTGGTCCACACGCCCCAAAGGGTCATAGCCGAGTAGTCGGCGCTGTTCTTGGC